CGGACGCAGTGTTCGTGGTTAATAAATCTAATGATTGCTGACTATTCGTAAACTCAGTATTTCTTGATAGTGAATACGAAATAGAATTGGCAAATTCCCCATTGCTCAAAAGATTCAATGATGATGCATCCACTGTCCAACGAATAGAACCTCTCCAGCCTATAAAAGCGCGTGAGAGGTAATTCAAATAAGTTGTGTGGTATGGTATATAGTAAGCTCCATCATTTAGAAACAATGCTGCAGTCCCAGCAGCCGGAACAGCGTCATGATATCCACCTTGAAGAGGAAAAGCCTGTCTATTTAAAGTAAACAAGCTAGATCCAAGATTTTCAGGGATAAGACGAAGTTCAGCTCGACACGTTCGTTTCAACATCTGCCTGAAAGACCCAATAACTTCACCAAAGAATAACTTGGTAACGTCTGGATCGTCAAGCATAGTATCATTAAATGAATCGATGACTGGTGGATCTGTGATAGCATCATCAAAACAATCCATAATCGCACCCGCATCCATTTCAGGAATTGTGCGCAATATTGGAATTGAGGGGGGTTTGAAACGACAAAATGAGATATCATCCGATGGGGATGCGACCTCAAAGTCATCTAACATAGAAATAAAGACGTTAACTTGAATGTTAGCCACTACTGTTCCAGGAGTAGTGAGGGGATTTAGAACATATACAGCCAGATTTCCATTTCCTTCGGTTAAGGAAGCTGCAACAGGAAATGTGCCATAACGATCCGAATTAGTGAATTTGATCGATTCTCTATAAGGAGTAGTTTGGGCCCATCCTATGTCCACTGTAAAATCCTTTTCATTGGATATATCGTGAATTGTAGTGTAGTGCGTGTTGAAATCTGCTGATGATGAACCACTAACTGGATCATAAACAATTCGAATTCGTCCTTTGTGATATTCCGAAGAAACCACTTGGAAACGTAATCGCATCGTTCCTCTCCAGTATTTGAATGGTAGTGCTGCTAATGCGCATGCGGGAAAGTGATACTCATAGTTCGGGGGAAGACCTCCTATGGCCTTCAAACCTGGATCTACGAGTGTGTTCCACAATAGATCATCAGCTGTGTTGTTGATGGTCCATTGGAATGAATCAATATAACTTTCTCTTCCTGCAATGCTTGCAATAGGTAATTCATCATCAGATCGAATCCCAGTGGTGCTGGGATCGATAGTTAGTTCTTGTTTGCTATCAACTGTAAGTTTAACAGCTGGATCTTTCTTATCGACAGTGGCCATTGAATCTCTAGCGGCTGGAATCATATAGTTCCTTTCTAACTCCACAGGAGCGGAGTATCCAAAGATCTTGGCAATTGCTGCGACAGTGTTAGCACCCATGGCTGTTGCTCTCATAAAAGGTCCAATAGTAGGAACATTAGATAGAGCTCCAGCATAGCGTGCTACAGTTGAAGCGGGTTTTGAAATGAGAGAGCTATTATGCTCATCTGCCATTTCGGGGACCGCCCGGGTTGGGATGGAATAAGACACATCCTCAGCCCAGGCCATGACTGATACAGTCAGGGACTCAGTTCCTCCATTCGCATGTGCTAGCTCAGTTAGTGACGCTAGAACAATAGTGCCCATCTTGCTCCACTCCCGATCAGGAATGGAAAGAGCATTTTTTGGATAGAAGAAAGGCAATTGTAACGATCCTCCTTGACATAATGTAGGATTGATATAAATATGCATTCTTTGAGATCCTCTGACATAGTCGGCGTCTAACCAATCACGTGTGGGTGATAGTTCATCAAGTGCAGACAATGGTTCATATGCTGCTATCAATCTGCCATAATAAAAGGCATTTCCGTTGATCAAAAACTTGACGTGAAGGGTAGACTTGAGAAGGAAATAATGTTTCAACTTCTCGATATTTCTGGCATCATTCCAGAAAAGGGACCACGGATCAAACCTTTCAAACAGTGGCGTGTTAATAGGCCATTCAAATTCTGCTATTCGAATAGGTCTTTTAAAGAAATCCGTTAATTGAACATCCTGCATAAAGCCGATGTCACGAGTGTGATCCATAGGAACACCTCGGGTGTCCATCATGCCCGGCGCGGCATCGATGAACGATATGTTTTGCGTGCTCACCTGAGCGTTTTCAGCCATACCTGAACTGAAAATCTTATGATTTGATGGGTTAGAAGCGAGCGATGTTAAAAAGGGAATACGGCTCAGTATTTCCCTTCGATGTGATATATGTAAATTATACGAGGCTTTGAAATGAGAAATATATCGGAAAACAAGTAAGTAAATCAATGTATAAAGTGTATGTTGCTTCTCAATGTGAAGGTTGTCACCACAACCCCCGGCTTTTAAACACTTCCGGCAGGTGGGGGGGGGAGGTACTTCGCTATCCAATCTGTGACTCGTGTATCA